CCGTGTTTGCCGACGAAGGCCAGAGCAGCGTCTAGCCCGCTGTGCTGGGTAGTCTCGTACTTAAACGTGCCTGCCTTATCTCCTGCCTCGCCCTCTACGGGCAGCGGCGTAGGCTCGGCAGGAGGGGCCGTAACGGGAGCTGCCGGGGCTGCTGTGACCTCTGCTGGTGCATTGGCTACGGTAGTGCCTGGGGCGTTGCCCGGTGTGGTTTCTGTGGTCAATGTAGTTTCCGTTTAAGGTTGTTGTGGTTGCGCGTTAGCCTCGGCAGTAGCTACGCCTGCGGCGGTGCCTACTTCCTGGGCTTGCTGTTGGGCCATCATTTGCTGCTGTACTTGGGCAAATTCGCCGGAACTCATGATGAACTGCTTGAGGTCAATACCTACGCCTTGCCCCACGAAGTCAGCCAGGGCATCCCATTTGATGCGCTGAATAAATTCAGGAGGGGCCTGAGCAAAAGAGGCCAGCGTGGCTAGACCCTGCTTTAGGTTCTCAAGGTCGCCGTTACGGGACAGGGCATCCAGGCCGGTCACAATCACAATGCTGAGGTCGGTGCCCGCAATGGGGGTGTCCGCGTTAGCCAACATCCATAGGGCTACCGGCTCTTGCATGCTGGGCGCCAACGACGAGTAGGTGCCGCCAAAGGAACTCTCAAGCTCCATCGCAGTCATGCGTACTTCTTCGGCGGTAACGCGCTCCGCTTGCCGGGTCACGGCAGAGCCCATGAGGAAGCCCCGGCTAATCCGCTGGATGTACTCCTGGGCCACGGCCTGCGCGATCTTAACGCCGTCGGCTACCGGGGGACTGATAGCGCCAATGTCTTTGGCGTTGCCTGGGATGGTGTCGCCGTTGACGCTGTTGCGGAAGTCCTCGATAGAGGTCATGCCGTTCGGGTTAGCGACCTAGCGGAACTCAGTGCCTAGCACGCCACCTGTGACGATAGACTCTGACAGCACGCTAAGCGCTTCAAAGTCGCCAGCATACTCTTCTACTAGACCCGTGCCGTAATCGGACTCGTCGGCCAAGTCCCAAGTAAGTACACGGTAAGGCATCTTCGCCTCACTCCAGCGCATGCTGAATTCCTTCGGGAGCTTAGAGTCCTCGACGTACTGCTCCATTAGGTAGCCGGTGGGGATTTTGCGGATAAGGCGGTAATGGCTTACCTTGTCCAATGGCGCGAAGCGACTAGACCACAGGGCCTGCACCTTTGCGTCTAGCTCGTTGAAGCACATAGTCTCTTTGATAACCAAGGTATGCACCTTGCCATCATGAGTGCGCTTTACGCAGAAGTACCGCAGGCCCATTACCCGGATGTTGCCGGGGTCTAGGATCATGAGGGCGTTGCCCGTGGTCACTAGGTGGCGGGCGGCTTGGTACAGCTTAGGGCGCTGGGCTAGCTTATCTAGCATGCGACTACCTTCGCGTTCCATAGAAGCCAGAATCTCTTGCAGGGCGGTGGCTTCAATGCCCGCGTCTGCGGCCTGCTGCTTGGTCTTCTTGCCTTCGGCCACCCGGAAGAATGGGCGGCTCGGGGCAAACATCGCCACCATGAGCTTGTTGACTACGTGGTTAGTGGCCTGCGCCCCAAGGCTCTGGTAGTCGTGTGTCTGGTCCATAGACTCGACTTGGAAGCCAGACGGTAGGCATACTTTGGGGATGGTGAGCGCGGCGTAGCGCTCAACGCGAGTCATCAGGGATTGCTTAACGCCCTCTAGGCGCTGCCAGCACGCCTGGGCACCTTCGTAATTATCCATCAGATTGTTACGCCTGAGGCGTACTCCGGTCTAAAGGCTGCGCGGCGCTTACGCGCAGCCGCAGCGCCTCCTGTCTCTGTGTTGGCGGCAAGCTGAATAGTCGGCGTTAGGTCCGAGACAGTCTGGTTCTGGGCGCTAAGCGCTTCATCGGCGGCAAGCTGTTTCTGTGACGCGGCCAAGGTAGCCGCCCGCTGTGTCTCAAATGCCTGGGCATCCTGCTGAGCCTGGACGGCCTGCGCCTGCTGCTGGTTGGCGATCTGAATCTGCGTCTCTTGTTCGAGCTTGGCGGCGGCCATCGCCGCGTCTGCCTGTTTGTTAGCGTTTTTACGCGAGGCATCTGCTGTGTACGCGGACGACAAGCCCACCGCAGCGGCTATTGATGAAAGTCCCATAGTTAATCCTTGAGGGTTACGTCCACGATTAAATGAATACGCGCCTCCTGAGTAGGATTGCCGACGCTGCGCATTTCGCGGTGATTGAAAAGAATAGACTGCCGGGTACGGGGTAAGCGAGATCATTGCCTACCTGAAACCCGTCGCCTTCCGTTGAGGTCAGCACGATATGGCAGCGATCGAAGTGCTCCGCGTACTCTCCGCAGCCGCAGCAAGCCACCCGTCTAGAGTTGTGATGAAGTCAAAGTTCATAGGGCCTGGGCGTAAACTTTTTCAAAGAGTTTTTCACGCTTCGCCAGAACAGCGTCTAGCGCGGTGCCAGGTTTGGCGTGCCACAGCAGCTTCGCCGCGCCAGCCTCCTTGCAGGACGAGGCCGTAGCCTTCATCAAACGAGAACCTGCCGAGCCACCTCGATAGTCTTTGTGCAAGAATAGTAAGTCGTTCCATGCGATTATGGTGTCCTTGTAGTGGGCATGCGGAGATAGGAAGCAGATACTGTAGCCGATGCACAGGTTGCCGTCAAAGGCAAACTGCATGACTAGGCTGTCGCTGTCGTACAGGGCCTGATACTTGGCCCAGTCCGGGGCGAGTACCATGCGCTTGTCCGTGCATAGCTCTTCGTAGTGCGCTGCTAGCAAGGGCTCAACATACTCTCGGGCGCAGGAGACTGTGTACACGCGGTCTACGCTAATCATCCCACTACCCAGCCTTCCCGCAACTGCTTGAGAACGTGCTGCACGCCTAGCTGGAAGCTAGCTTGTAGCGCCGTGGTGTCCGCATCCACGTAGATTGGCGGCATTTTGGCCGCTAGCTTTGCGTAGCTCTCTGTAGAAAGGCGATGCATTTCAATCGGTAGCGCGGTATCGGTCATAGTTACTCCAATGTAGTATAGGTACTAATCAAGAAAAGAAGAAGTCGGACTTGAGTACGCCAAGAATGTCTAGCGTGCCTTTGGTCGGGGGTGGCGGCAAGCACTTATAGCGCTTACACAGCTCGTCGATGGGATCGTTCATGTCGTACATAGCAACGAACTGGCGGCGGATAGTCTCGAACAGCAGCTGACTGTCCGCAGCGTGTGTGCCGTAGTCGTCGTGAATCATAGCAAGAGACAAGCCGTGGTCTGCCGCCGCTGCTGTGGTCATGTGCAAGTGAGAGGCGTCCATGCTATGCACAAAGTTAGGAGCTAGCCCCGAGGCATGGCTACCCGCGTCGGCTACGTCTGTCTCGGAGAATACCCGTATCTTGACTGGCCCGTGAAGGCGTGTGTTGATGCGATGCACCTCTTCCTCGAAGTACGCCTGTGACGCGGGGAATCCACTAGGCGTATCCCAGCGAATAATCTGGTCTACGTTGGGGTCCATCCCTGCCACGATCTTACGTGCCCCCTTCTTGAGCCAGTCCATAGCTTCGCGGCCCTTGACCACAACGTCGCCGATAGCGGGCCACACGGCCTTCATCAGTACGCGAGCAGCTAGCTTCAATGCTTTGCGGTCTGTGCCAAAGGGGTGGCTAACGTCCTCGCTGTTGAGATAGTCCAGCACCACGTAATCAGTAGCGGTCATGAGAGTAACGCCGTAGGGCGTAGTCATCACAGAGCGCTTCACTACCTTACGGCTGATTCCGTGCTGGAGCCAGAGGTCACGCGCCCGCTCAGCGTCTGGATCATCAAGCTCCAGGGCACTGAGCCGGAGCGTAGCGGCCTCGGCCACCCGCCGATATATGTCTTCCATTTCTGCGTTGGCCGTAAGATTCGTGGCGTGCCCGCCAATCTCATCACGAAAGAGCGCCGATAGATTCTGTAGTCCGTTACAGCTTCCGTCCATGCTAACGGGAATTCGGCTAACGAAGCTGCCATCCTTGTCATCGCACCATCGCTTGTACTCAAGGCACCATGCGAGGAACTGTAAGGGGTCGCTAGCTTCGGCCCACCCACGGTTGTTAACGGGGTCAGCGGCGTAGCCGCACAACTCCTCCTGCCTTGACACGACCCAGGCGTGGCGCTCAGCGAGGGTGGCCTTATCGAATCCCCACTTGTTAGCGCCCTGGACGTGGAACCACCGAATTGCTTCTGGGGTGTCCACTGGTTTGCCGACGGCGAAGTGAAGCAGTGACTTGCCCAGATCGCTGCCTTGTGGATTGAGGCCATATGTCATTGGGTACAGCCGCCCACGGGAGTCGGCAAAGTACACGAAGTAGAGGCTGGCGTAGTGGCGAAACATCTCTGCTTGCCGCGTTGCGCTGTAGAAGCGACCGTACCGCGTGCCCATGAGCTTACGCTCTGTGTGCCAGTCGGCTACGCTGCGCTTCCATTGCTTGAACATGGCCTGCTGCGGCTCGCTCATGTCCTCGGTCTTCATGCCAGATACCAGCCACACGGGGGCTACCGGCTTGGGCTTGTCGAACAGGCTAACAATCTCCTTGGTAGAGAATACCTTAGCAATGTCGTACACCTTCTCAAGGAGTTCTGTGTTGACGGCCCACGCCGTGCGCTGGAGGGCGTTCACCGCCTTGAGTACAACGGGCATGTCGGCCTTGCGCACCAGCTCACGCACTACGGGACCGGCTCGTACCAGGCCCGGATTGCTGCGGCGCAGGGCGCGGCTATGGAAGCCCCCGTCATTGGGCGTAACCCAGTCCATAGGGGGCTCAATGCACGGCCCGTACACAGGCATGCTGACGGACACGTATTCCTTGATGCCGTCGATCTTGTCGATAATGTCGGGGTGCAGCACGACCTCACAGGCCAGGCGCTTGTAGCCGTCGCGCACCTCGTCGCCGATCTGGATAAACTCCATCGTCTCTAGCAGGCCCAGCATCCACATGCCCACCTGCTCACGCGCCCCTAGGGGCCACATGGTGAACACAAGGCCCTCCTTCTCCGCTTGCATTCGCATGATGGTAGTGCGGTAGCGTGCGTCACGGGACAGTCGCCGCCCCAGGTCGCGCACTAGAGTGTGGTACAGGTCGGGCGCAAAGTCTTCTACTTGCAACAGCAATAGCTCTTGCTGGATAGTGCGCCCAATGCCGTAGGCTAGCTGCCGATGGTTCTCGGCCTTGCTCGATAGCTGGGTGCCAAACACATAGCGGATAGTAAGATAGGCCACGGCCTCAAGGTCCAGGCCCATGAGGAGATAGGCGTGGGCTTGGCGCTTGCCCGCCTTACCGCTGTTGACTTCCTCGTCGATGGCCTTAGCCAGGGGGCTCACATAGTCCCGGTAAATCTCCTTAGCATAGGGCATGTCAACTGATCTGCCGGATGCAGCCGCATTGTCCAGCATCTTGTTTGCACGGTTAACGCCGCCGGAGTACATCATCTCCTCCATAGCTAGCTGAGTTGTGGGCCTATCTTGCATTTGTTCCTTATCCGAAAGTTACGGTTAGCGCGCCAGGGTTAAACACCAGGCCGGTGAGGCTCAACTTACTAGCCATTTCACGGGCCACGTACAGCAAGTGTAGATTAGCGTTTGTGGTCCCGTGATGGTCTGCTGCTTTAATCGGCACTCTTGGCTTATCTAAGGCGGCCGCTAGCAGAAGGAGTGCTGCGCGAGTAGTTCTTCCTGTACGCCGCAATCCTGGATGGTAGCCTGTGTTTGCAATACAGAGATCAATAAACTTTTGCGTGTGGAGTGGATGCATGTTAGTAGTCTGGTTGGATCACGTCGTCACGGATGCCCATAAAGCGGGGCTCTCTCATCATACCAGCGGGGCCATCGTACACCCCCATGCAGGCCACCTCGATCAGTTTACCCACGACCAATGAGGGGTCAGCTACCCACTGAGCAGCCTGATCGTTGGAGAAACCTGTGCCCACGCCACACGGTAGGCCCTTGAACCTGACCACGAGAGCGCAGGTAACGCGCCCCGTCTTCTCGCCGCGAGCGCCTTCTACGCCCACTACCTCAAGGCTGAATGACTGTAGCGGCTTAACCTTTAGAAACTCGCCGCGCCCGTCGCTGACTTCATAGATAGCGTCGGGGTCGCTGACCACCGCGCCATCGTAGCCGCCTAGCTTCTTGAGGTAGTTCGCGTATCGCCAAGCGTGGGCTTCGTCTTCGCACTCAACTGGCAGCGGCGGGTACGCGTGGCAGTAGGCGTCGCCCCGGATGCTCAGCAACTCTAGCCGCTTGCTGTAGGGCTTGTTGCTGTATAGTAGGGGCTTGCCCTTTTCGTCGTCATACTGCACAAGGTCAAACACAGCGTAGCCCAGGTCGGCCTGCGGGCTATGTCTGCGGAAGCTGCCGCTAATATCCTTGAACTCCCGGCCAGGGCTCCACGCCTCGCCCAAGAAACAGTAGCCGCCCTTGGTATCTGCGATGCGAGGATAGCGCAGCAAGAGGTCATGGTAGATATGGGACATGCTGAAACTAGGCATGCCGTCCCGGCTCAGTATGAAGTTGGGCTTGCCGTCAAAGAAGCCCACCATGCAGAAGCACCCGTCGTACTTGGGAAGCATGAGGCGGCCTTTCCACTGTACGGCTGCCTGCCGCTTAGCACTGAGCGCGGAGAATTCTACGGGCCTTAAGTTTAAATACTTAGCCATGCTTAGGCGATACCTTTAGTTCTAATTGGGAGTCGCCAAAGTCCACAGTTATCTTTACCTTGACAACCTCTTGGTGCCCCTCAACCTCGGAGGCGGCTCGCAGAAGGGCCATAAGATCGTCGGTTAATTTCGTGTCATCCATGCGGGAACTCCTTGTCGCTAGCCCACAAGTGCTTACTGACTTCTGTGGTAATGTCTTCAAAAGATACTGGGCAGGGGAACTTCAATACGTGTGACATGCCCTCTTCGATGCGGCAATACAAGTCTGCGGCCTGCTCGTCGCTCATGCCACGGCTCCGCCGCCAGCGCTCTAGCGTAGCGTAGCAGTCTTCGTAGTCCTGTGCGTTGTAGAGGCAAGCTGCCAGGAGCGGTGCTTGCAGGTGCTGGGTTTCGTTGAGGAACATTAGGCTTTGCCGTCCAGGTATAATTGCAGTTTAGCTAGGGCGTTCCACGCCTCGTGCGCTAGGTGAAGGTCGCCGCTATCGGCATCGTGAGTCTCGCCCTTGTTGCGCTTAAGCTCATGTCTACCTTGTGCGTCACTATAGCGGGCAAAGCCATTAGGTACTTCTTTCCAGCCGTTGTCTGTGTACTTGGCCGCGCCTTTGGTGCCCACTACAACGACTGCCTCTAGCGCTTTGGCGAAGCCCCCTAGCACGAGGCTAGGGCGAGGCTTGCCTGCGTCGGCCTTGGCCCCCGGGGCGCTGAGGCTAATGCCAGAAGGGTCAGTCTCCTTGGGCACAAGGCTAAGCTCAGCAGGGGCATAGCGGCTAGCCATGAAATTGTGTACTGGTTCTGCCTTCATAAGCTCGGCCAATTTAATATACGTAGCGCCCCAGGGGCTCCCACTAACACAAGCTACTGTATAAGTTTGCCCTTCCCCCTCGCACTCATGCCATGCTTTAACGCATACTACCTTGTCACCAACTTTAAACATACGATCCTCCGGTGCGCACAGATAGAGGCTATCTATCTGTGCTATTGTTAATTCATCAAGAGCGACTGGCGCTTTGCTTTACTGTTAAGAGTGTAGCGGCTACGAGCAAAGCCCCCACAACCATCACAACGATAGCGAGTGTAGCTGCCAGTCTGCGTAAGAGCAGGAACCTCCAGCGCCACAAGGTTGGTGCTGCCGCACTTAGGGCAGCGCACTGCTGTGTCAGTATAATACGCAGCCACATTAGGGTGGCCCGCATAGTACGGGCGGAGCCTGATGTACACATCCTCAGTCGCAATAACGTCTTGCGGGTTATACTTACGCATGACTGCCCAGGCCCGCTTGTTGCCCAAGAGACATTCGACCCAAAGGGCCATCCCAGGAAACTCGTCATGATGGTCCTTATGGTGTGCTGTTAAGCGCTGGCTTAGCCAGTCCAGTTTATTCGACGTAAACCGAGCAACCTGCTTAGCCATCAAGAGAGTGTCAATTACTTTGTAAGGGCTGGGCGGCGGCATGCCCGCCTCGATGAAGCGCGCATTGATCTTCTTGACGTCGAAGCTCTGCACGTTCTGGCCAATGATAATGTCGGCTTCATCTAAGAATTTCCAGATACCCTCTAGCATCTGGCGGTCATCGCGCAGGTCATCCTGTTTACTAACATCCTGGTAGATGACGTTCTTACTGCCCAACCACTTACCCGCCCACGACAGGATAGTCCAGTCTTTTACGATCTGGTTAAGACCGACGTTAACCTTCCATAAACCCCAAACGTAGGCCGTGATCGGCGCAGTCTCAATGTCGATAGTGCCTATGCGCGGCCCACGTTGTTTTGCCATTAGGCTTCTTTCTTTTTTGCTCGGGCTACGCGGGCACGCTTATTGCGAAGCTCCCGCTTTTCATCATCATCCCGATGGGTGCTGTGAAGATAGCCCGTGGTGTTGACGGCGTGCTTAGCTAGATAGTTAGCCACGCCGTTTGTGAATGCTGCTAGGTTCGGGATACCGTAGCGCTTGTAGTTATTCTCCAGCTTACCCAGCAGGGCGTTGCACCCGTTGTGTAAGGTAGCGCGGACTGCCCCGGTGCCGTGGTCATGGTCGAGCACAGCCTTAGCGGCAGGTAGGGGTAGCAGGCAGATAGCACATCGCTCGGCCTGGGCCTGGCGCAGGCGCTCACGCACTACCGCTACGTCACTGGCTTTGAGCCGATAAAGCGTTGAGGTCAGATGCTTCCTTTACTCTTTGTTCAATCTCTGCGTAGGCGGCGGCGTACTCGTCTTCCGTCTCGAAGACGTTAAGTGGGCCGCCTACAGCTAGCGCGTCATACCAACTAGCAGCTGGGGTATGGCGCATCCACAGCAGCACGGCTTGCTCCATCATCTCGACGAGCCAGCGCTCACCATAGTAGGATTCGTACAGCAAGTAGGCTACCTCTGCCGCCTCGCGGCTACTAGTTGACGAGCTTAACTTTTCCTCGGCAGTCTTCTCGCCGATCAGCTTGGGCTTACCGCCCGCCACATACTTAGGCAAGCCGGGTATATGGTCGGCGGTGTCACCTTGTAGCATCTGCAACCAGAACCACTTAAGGCCAAACTGCTTGTCGTTGAAGACAGCATCGTACGCACCAGGGGCTAGATAAAACATGCGGTTGTCGGCCCAGTCTAGATGGTAGCCTGGAACCATGCGCATGTCCTTATCCTGTGTGCCAATCACGGTATGCTCTGGGTCGGCGTGGCCGAACTGGCCGAAGCGGTCATCAGCCTCGCGGTCATAGTCGATGATGACCTCGCCAAAGGTGCCCGCTTCCAGCAAGGCCCGCAGGCCCTGCCAGTTTTTCGGGCGGCGGCTGTTGGCACGCTGCGCCTGATAAGGCTTGACGCGGGCTATTGCATAGCGATGGCCCTTGTGCCCGCCGCTGCCGGTCAGCAGGATGACTACGCGCCCCGCTTGGGAGGCCCGCTGCATGCCCTGCACTTTCGTGAGCAGCCGCTGGCGCGCTTCGGCCAGCTCCGTGTCGTCGTTACCGGCGCAGTAATACGCCAGCCCGTCACCGTCTAAGTACAAAGTACGGTCGTGTAGTATAGGTACTGCACCTACAGACATTGGCTCTGTAAGTGCAGCCCGCTTAGCCAGGGCTGCGAAGTCCATCTAGACTACACCGTTGAGCGCGTCGTCTGCATCTGCCCCCGTGGGTACGGCCGCGGGCGGTGCTGTCACGCTATCGGGCACATCGTCGAATGTCTCGTCGGCGTCTGGCAGGGCATCTTCAAGGCTAACGCCCGCCCCGCTGGCGACCAGCAGATTGTGGATAGCGCTGCCCTTAAAGTTGGTGGCTTTCTTGATCGTGTTCTGGATCACGTTCTTGCTCTTGGCCGGGGCGACTACCTTGCCCGCCGCGTCCTTGCGCTCGGGGTACTCGCCGTCGATGAACAAGCTGTTCCACATTTCCAAGCTGGCCTGATTCCACAGGAATGCCTTAGGCTCGGTGAGCATGGGGGCCACAGCAATGGCCTTGTATTCCCCCGTGCCCAAGCCGCTCTCCTCGTCAATCAGCTCGCGCCGTGGGGGCTCAACTGTCCACATGCTAGCCGCCTTGTCGAACAACTCAATAGCCACACCGGTCCATGTATCGGGCTTGGTCTTGTCTTCGCCCTTCTTGGCATACTTGCGATGCACGATGCGGCCCTTGTATGCCTCGCCAATGCAGCCGACAACGTGCTGCTGATCGCCCTTATACAACAGGCGCTTGCACAGCGCAAAGAAGCGGCCCTTCTCGCTGAGGCTAAACGTCTCCTCAACCGTGATGCGAATGGGTAACTTAGTCCCGTCTTCCAATACAGCGGGTGGATGGTTAGGGCCGCTTACCTCAAAGACTACCTGCACGTACTCCTTGTTTGTGGGCTTGCCCAGGTAAGTTCCGGCATGCTTGCCGATCTCGAAGTAACCCACAAGGCGCAGCAGGCAGGGGCCTGCTTTGGGGGCCTCGTAGTCACCGCCCCCGGCCTTGGCCTTTGTCATGTCTACGTTGTTTTCGGTTACCGCTTTAGCGGCTAGTGCTTTGAAGTCCATTGTATTATCCTTGGTAGTTTGCTTTGGTCGCGGCCCGTCGGGCGACTCGCCCTCTGTCCGATGACCCGTCTCTAAATTTATAGGGGGCAGGGCCTGTTGGGTA